GGCGCGGTGGTGGGGGGCGTGATGTGCTTGTTTGCCAACTCGGAGACCAAGGACCTCCAGGGCGAATACTTCACGCCAGAGACGCAGACGTGGCACGACACCTACAAGAGCGTACCGACGCTGTTTCACCACGGTCTGGACGGTGCGATCGGGCTGGCCCACGTCGGCCACCGGGTCAAGGCAGAGGTGCGGGATGCGGGGCTGTGGGTCGAGGATTGGCTGGACAAGAGCAGCGAATACTGGGCGATGGTGAGCCCACTGCTGGAAGCGGGGGCGCTGTACTACTCGCCGGGGAGCGCGCCGCATCTCGTGCGGAAGGCTGACGACGGGCGGTTGCTGAGCTACCCGGTGATTGAGGACACGCTGACGGTGACGCCAGCGCAGCATAGATTGAGACCGATTGAGCGCATCAAGGCGGCGTATAAGAGCGCTGGCCTAGATTTGCCCGACGGCTTGCTGGAATCTGACGAGGGCGGAGAAGACGCGGGGGGCGCGTCTTGCCTGGAGGCAGCGAAGGCGAGGCAACGGGCGTTGACTGAGATCGAGGAATCACTACTAGAGATCGAGATGGAGGCATAACGATGGAGAAATGGCAAGAGTTGTTTGCCAGTGCCAAGGAGAAATATCAGGCCGTCAAGATGCTGTTAGAGACCGATGAGCCTGATATGGCGCAGGTGTCGGCGCTGCGGGGGGAAGCCGACGCAGAGAAGGCGCGGGCTGTGGAGCTGAAGGCGGTTTCAACTAGCATCGGCGAGATCGGCGAGCCGGTCATGCCGGCGGACCTGCCGACAGAGCCGGACCCGGAGCCGGAGTCAGGGCAGGACAACGCGATCAAGACAGTGTATCAGATTCGCTACGGTGACGAGGATAGCGCGGTCAAGGCGGTGCTCAAGGACTTGCACGGGCCGGACTATGAGCAGAAGCGCTGGGACGTGTATCAGCGCTTCGTCAAGTATCTGCGCACGGGTCAGGGCGATAACCGCGAGATCATCTTTACGCCGCAGACGGTCAAGACGGCGCTGAATGAGGGCCAGGATGTGAAGGCGCTCAAGGCCGTGATGGTTGAGGGTGCGGATACGCTGGGTGGCTATGTTGTGCCAGAGGACCTCCGGGCAGACATGATCGCTCGGATGGCGGCGCTAACGGTCATTCGACCACTGGCGCGAGTGATCCAGACCAGCCGCGATAGCGTGGAGATTCCCTCCACCACGGGCGGCGGCTCACAGTACCGTGACGCGGTGCGCGTGACGTGGATTGAAGAGACGCCGACGGCTGGGACGGCTGCGACGAACATGACCTTGGGGCTGGAGAAGATTCCGGTTCACACGGTCATGGCAGAGACATTCTTGAGCCGTAACCTCGTTGAGGACGCGGCTTTCAACCTGGTTGACTGGCTGTCTGACAGCTTCGCCAGCGCCCAGGCGATTGACGAGGACAACAAGTTCTTGGTCGGTGACGGGGCGGGCGAGCCGCAGGGCATTCTCCCTGGTTCGACCAATGGCCTGTCGCTGACTGAGGAAAACAGCGGCAACGCTTCCGCGCTGACGTTTGACGGCCTCAAGGGGCTGGTGTGGGCGATTGACGCGCAGTACCGCCAGAACGCCAGGTTCATTGGCGAGAAGGCGACCTACGAGGCGATCGACAAGATTCAGACGGGCGATGGTGAGTACCTGTGGAGTAACAAGGACAATCAGGTGCAAGTGGCCGGTGGCGGCCTGCGGCTGCTGGGCTATCCGTGGCTTGAGCAAGAGGCTATGCCCACCATTGCCTCGGATGCTTACCCGCTGCTCTTCGTGGATCTGAGCGGCTACATCATCGTGGACCGGGTGGGTATGAGCGTCGAGCGGTATCTGGACAGCAGCACAGCACGGATCAATCAGGTGCTCTACGTGGCGCGGCGCCGGCTGGGTGGCCAGTTCTGCGAGGACTGGAAAGCGGTCGTCCAGAAGGTGAGCGCTTAGGAGGTATGACATGAAGAGACTAATGCTGAAGAACGTTCTGTTCAAGAAAGACATCATCAGCTACACGGGGTCGGGGAATACGCACACGGCGAGCGACCGGGCGGGCACTGCGTCTGACCCGTATCTGGACGCCAGTCCCTATGATGACATCCTCGTTTCTGGAATGCTGCTGACCACGAACACGCTGTCCACTGTGACGATGAAGCTGATGGGGGCGACAGGCAGCACATCGGGCGCTACTTCGACCACTATCGCCAGTATCACTGGCATCACGGGGTCAGAGGTCACGACCTACGGGACGCCGTTTGCCATTGAAATTGAAGGTGCGAAGCTGGGCAACTATCAGTATGTCTGGCTTCAGGGCACGTTCAAGGGGACGGACCCCGACGGCAAGATGAAGACATTCTATCGCTTGGGCAACCCGCGCCACGCGCCGGTCACGCAGACGGCCTACGGCTCGACGCTGACCAGCGTTGGATAGCAGCGGTAACGTAAGGGGGGAACGAGCGAATGGCAAAGCGGAAGCACGAGCTGACCATTGAGGACATCGGGCTTGATGAGGAGTGGGTGGACGCGCATCGTGTCCAAATGCAAGTCTTCGAGCCGCGATGGTACTGTAATGGTTTCCCGAAGGCGGGCACGCACCTTCTGACCAGCATGATGAGGGCGCGTGCCCGTCCTATGCCGCCAAGCCAGCTACACCCGCGCAACTGGGTCGGCACGTTTGATCGTCACGCCTGGAGCGATAAGTGGACGAATCTGAGGGCGACGATGTACCACTTTGGGAGCCTGCTACCCGGATACTACTATCTGGGCCACTGCGGGCATACGGAGGAATTCTCGCATTTCCTCTACAACTTGGGCATCGCGCACCTGTTCATTTATCGCGACCTGCGCGACGTAGCCGTGAGCCAGGCGCATCACATCTTTGATGAGGGCCGGGACAATTGGAAGCACCTGCACAAAGCAGAGTACCGAGAAGAGATCGGGGGCTTTGACGAGGTGCTGGAGGCAGTCATTGTCGGGGCGGAAGTGGCGGGCGTGTGGTATCCGGGCGTGATTGACCGCTGGGAGCTATATGCCCCGTGGCTTGATGAGGAGTGGGTGTACAGCGTGCGCTATCGGGATGCAAGGGAAGAGCCGGAGCGCATCGCAGCGGAGGTCATAGAGTATGGTATCCGTAGGCTGGCGTCCACATTCGGTCTGGACATGCTGGGGCGCGGGCCGGACTTTGGTGAGCTGGTTGACGAGATGGTGGAGAGCAGCCAAGACACGGAGAAGTCGGGCACGTTCCGGCGGGGCGTGGCGGGCGGCTGGCGTGATGAGTTCAAGCCCGGGCACGTTGAGGCGTTCAAGGCGGCAGACAAAGCGGGCTGGCTCGTGCGACTGGGATTTGAGGAGGATGACAACTGGAGGTTGTAAATGAGTACATATAACACCACCATTTACAGAGAGCAGGGTGGCGACACGCTGGTCATTGCGAGCGGGGGAAAGCTAGACGTACAGAGCGGCGGCGAGTTGGAGGTCAGCAGCGGTGCAACGTTCGACATTGACGCTGCTATGGACATCGACAATACCGTTACGGTAGGCGAAAGTGATACGGGCTACGATGTGAAGCTGTGGGGCGCCACAGCCTCAAACTATTGGCTGTGGGACGAAAGCGCGGATGGAGTGCGGTTGAGCGGCACAAACGCGACATGGCACCTGGGTGCGTTTGCCTCCACTGCCGCAGGCAGTGGGTTCGACATGGCTAACTCGACGGCGGCGTTCCGCGTTTACGTTGATGACGGCGACGCGGAGCTGGATGCTGGCGACCGCAGGGCGGGGCTGTTCCGCTACTTGCTCACCAAGGAGCAGACCAAAGCTCTAACCGCCACGGCGGTGCGCGGCCAAGTCAAGATCGCTGGCGACGTTGACTTCGACGGTGACTATCTCACTGGCGTTGGTGGCTATCTGGAGCTGGCGGGCACCAACGACCTGGATGCCGATGTACAGGCCTTCCGGGGCCGCGTCGAGCTGAGTGACGACGTGACGGTGGCGGCCAACAAGGTGCTTTCTGCTTACCTGGCTGAGCTTAACGTTGCATCGGGCAAGAGCATCACGGCAACGGGCGTCACAGGGGCCATCCACGTATTGGCCATCAACGATGGGATATGGGATAACCTGATCGCCTTCGACGCGGCGGATGGTGACTATTCGTGCGGCGTCAAGGCCGTGACCAAGACGCCGACAGGCAACACTAGCCATTCCATCAAGGTGGACATCGGCGGGACAAGCGGCTACATCCCGGTTTACGATGACGAGGCATTCAACGCTGACGACGGATAGGCTGAGTTACAAGGAGGGACATACCAATGAAATTTACCGTATACGAGCGGCTGATGCTGCTCCAGGTGCTCCCAGAGGTGCATCCGCATGGCGGGTTTGTGAAGATGAAGCCACTGCGGGGGCTGCTGGACGATCTGGGCTTCTCGGAACAGGAACTTGTGGATTGGCACATTGAGCAAGAGGGCGAACACATCACTTGGGATAAGGCCGCAGAGGAAGCAATTGACATTGAGCTGGGGCCAGTGACGACCGGGTTGGTGCTTGGCGCCTTGCGCTGGCTGGACGAACAGGAGCGGCTGGACTTGCCCTTGATGACGCTGTGCGAAAAGGTGGGCTACGAGGGCCTTGAAGCGGAAGACGAAGGGGGCGAGGAGGACTGATGGGCAATCCCTATAGGACGCAAGAGACGGGGATCACCGAGCTGATTGGGAAAAATGAGCAGGTAGACCAGAACGACTACAGCGGCAGCGTGGCCATCTCGTTTGGCAGGACGCAGAGCGGCGCCATCCATCGCTTTCTGTTCGTGAGCACTGAGGAGAAGGAAGCGGGCGGTACCGTGCAGACGCCAGCGGGCAAGTTCATTATCTTCGACGCTGACCCGGCGATTGCTTCCGGCGCAACGGAGATCACCGCTGCTGAGACCAAGACCATCGTTGGCGTGGTGGACGTGGCGGCGGGCGATTGGGTGAGTGACGACAACGGGGCCTCGGCGTACATCAGCGACACGCCGGTGTATTTCCATCGGGTGAGTTCGCTCTATTGCGCCTTTCTACTGACCAGCGCCACATCGATCAACAGCGATGCGGCAGATGATGAGGTCCTTGAGTTCAACGCTTGGTATCAGTGCGACAGCGTGTAGGGGGGTAATGGCGCTGTTTCTTTTCTAGCGCGGCGTGGGAGGGTCCAGAGTTCCCCCTCCTTTGCTCAGATTCTCCCATCGCCGCCATTTGGGAGGTATGAGGTATGACAACGAGAACAGAGTTACTGGACGCATTTGAATCAGCGCTGAATGGCTTCATCATCCGGTGCGACGCGTTCATCGCGCCGGGAACGGGCGAGCAGATTG